TTTATAATGGTGGTAGTACCTACTCCATTGATTTAAAAGACCATTCAGATAGAACATGGTTTAGAAATCAAGCGGGTGGATGGGTGTTCCAATCGGGTGCAAGTGGGGATGATTGGACTCAATCGTTTACATTTTATCTTCCTGCTGCAGGTAGTACTGCAAACAACGTATGGGCTGAATTTGGTCAAAGAGATTCTAACGATGCCGCTGCTGGTAGATACAGAGGTCTTAGAATTGTAAAAGACACAGGTAGTGTAGCTGACGGTGATTTAAGAGCTGGAGCTATTTACATAGGTACTACAAGAAAAGATCAAAATTGGGATACAGCGTATGGTTGGGGTAACCACGCTAGTGCTGGGTATGCAGCAGGCTCTCACACTCATGTTATTTCAGATATTACAAGCTTACAATCTACACTAGACGGTAAACAAGCGCAAGGTCTTTTAGATAGAAACGGATTAATAACAACTCAAGATTGGAATAGCTTTTATACAGACGATACATTAAGAGTTGCATCTGCTCATAATTTTACCGCTGGCTCTAATAATGCTCCAGATAACAATTATAACTACGGAGCTGCATTAACGTATAGAAGAACTAGCAATGAAGCTTTCCAAATGTACTTCCCTGAAAACAATGGTAATAGCACTAATGGAAACAGAAGGGTAGCATTTAGGACTGGTTGGAACGGTGGTTGGAGTGACTGGAGAAGATTTGTAGACATGATCGATAATGTCGGTTACGTTACAGGTGGCAATGACACAGGATTTGAAGTTCATTCAGATGTTAGCTACAACCAAGATCCAGGGACCTACTTCTTACTAAGAGGTCAAGCAGATAACAATCAGCCTTACGCTTTAAAAATATTACTAACAGGTAATGCTAGTGGTAACGATATCGAGTGGAGAAGGTTGAAGATGAATGGATCTGATGAGAGAATGTATTATGCTCCAGAAGGCTCAGATCAAATAACTTTTGAATATACAGTAGTAACACCATCTGATGCTAGATTAAAAGACAATGTAAAGAATATATCTAATCCTATAGAAAAACTAAGCAAACTAAACGGATGTGAATTTGACTGGAACTCTGGAGTGCATGAAGGAAAGCACGATGTTGGAGTAATAGCTCAAGAAGTAGAAGCAGTAATTCCAGAAGCTGTAGGAGAAGGAAGTGACGGTATTAAAAGTGTAGCATATGATAAGTTAGTTCCTTTATTGATTGAATCAGTGAAAGAACAACAAGCAATGATAGAAGAATTAAAACAAGAAATAAAAAACTTAAAAAATAAATAATTATGATCGAAATCAACGAACTAACAATCCCAACTAAAGGAACTGCTAAGTACTTAAACGTAACAGCTAATGGCTTTAGTATTTCACCGACCAACGGAATTACTATCTATTGGTCTTTACATTCTCAAGGTAGCAGAGACAACGACGGAGTAACAGAATACTATCCATCAGAGAACTTATTAGAAGGCAATCTTCAATTCCCTCAAGCACAATATGATCTTTGGGGAACAGACGACACCCACGTAACTGATTGGGTTTTAACTGAGCTAGGACTTACCGAAGCAACAGAAGAGTAAAAAATAGTAAAATAGAGTAATACTATATATAAGTTAAAAACCAAACATTAAAATTTTATTATGGAAAACAAAATCAAAGAAGAGCAACTTACGAAGTTGCAAGGACTAGTAAACCAAATCAACCAATTACAAATGGAGTTGGGTCAAGTAGAATCTAGGAAGTACGACATTATCGGTTCGATCCCTATGGTACGTAAAGAACTTAATGAGTTCCAAAACGAACTAGAGGAAGAGTACGGTAAGGTTAGTATCAACATCCAAGATGGTACTATCAAAGAAGTAGAAGATGAAGCTAATCCGGAAGATTAGTGTAGGGAGAGATTATAAGAACGATGCTATGCACTACTCCGTGGGCCAAGAGGTCTACGGAGGGCATACCATCTGTGATATAGTCGAAGATGACACTAAGTATAGTATCTATATAAGGAAGAACGAAGAAGTTCTACCTTGGAAAGATTTCAACAAGAACATGGCAGTCTCTGTTGAGTACAACCTAGAGTATTAATGAAAGGCACTTTTTATTTTTTAATAAAGCCTAAAAACGAAAGATACAACAACACTAAAAAAGTCGGTGACAAAGAGCTTATACTTAACACCGAAATATTTAACCATGATTATATAAGCAGACAAGGTGTAGTGGTTGGCTTACCAACTGAGTTTGACACACCTGTTAAAGAGGAAGATGAAGTAATTGTGCATCACAATGTATTTAGAAGATGGCACGATGCTAGAGGCAAAGAAAAAAACAGTACTAGTTATATAGAAGAAGATCTATATAAAATAAACATTGATCAAGTATTTGCTTATAAAAGGGATGAACAATGGAAAGCCTTACCAGGTTATACATTTGTTAAGCCCGCTGGAGAGTTCATAGGTGAAGTTGTATATTCTGACGTTTACGATAAAGGCGATATAGTTGGTTACAGACCAGCTGGAGAGTATGAGTTTAATATAGACGAAGAAAAGTTATATAGACTTAAAACAGATTTTATTACAATTAAGTATGAATATCAAGGAGAAGAAAAGCAACATAATCGAAGCTGGGTATAAGGCCGTTGAGGAACTTATCAAAGTAGCAGAAGAAAAGATTATCACAAACACTGAAGAAGATGTGTCTGCTGATAGACTTAAAAATGCTGCAGCTACAAAGAAGCTTGCTATATTCGATGCCTTTGAAATATTAACTAGGATTGAAGAAGAGAAAGCTTTGCTAGAAAACAAGACTGTAGAAAAAACAAAGCAAGCCTTTAGTGGTTTTGCTGAGCGTAAAAGTAAATAGTCATGTATGAGCAAAGCCTAGTAAAAGTCGTAGAACCAATACGTATTAATACGATCAAAAGACTTAACAAGTCTAAGAGTTGGGAGTACGGCTATAATAAAGAACACGACATAATTGTTATTAGCAAGACAGGGCAAATAGGTGAAATAATAGAAATACAAAACCTACAAATAGCTCTGCCAAAGCAACCAGCAGAAGTTAAACGCTGGGATAATAACAAATGGAACGTAGAGCCATTACCTAAAGACTTGAATAACATCAAGTCTATATTTGATTGGAGAGATCTTCCTGACAACTTTAAAGAGCAATGGATAGATTACATTGAGGAAGAGTTTAAAAGAAGAGATGAGGGTTTTTGGTTTTACAATAATGGTTTACCAACGTATATAACTGGTAGCCATTATATGTACCTACAGTGGAGTAAAATCGACGTAGGTAAACCAGATTATAGAGAAGCAAATAGATTATTCTTTATATTTTGGGAGGCTTGCAAAGCAGATAACAGATCTTATGGTATGTGTTATTTGAAGAATCGACGTTCTGGTTTTTCATTTATGGCATCGAGTGAGACAGTTTCTTCTGCCACGATTAAGTCAGATTCTAGATATGGTATATTATCAAAGTCTGGTGCTGACGCAAAGAAAATGTTTACAGATAAGGTTGTACCTATTTCTATAAACTATCCTTTCTTTTTCAAGCCTATACAAGATGGTATGGATAGACCTAAGACAGAGCTAGCATACCGAGTTCCAGCAAGCAAGCTAACTAGAAAGAGGATGTCGTCATCTGAAGGTCTAGAAGAAATGCAAGGGCTTGATACTACTATAGACTGGAAGAATACAGGAGATAACTCCTATGATGGTGAGAAGCTTGCGTTACTAATACACGATGAGGCAGGTAAGTGGGAGAAGCCTGAGAATATACTAAATAACTGGAGAGTAACAAAGACTACGCTCAGGTTAGGTAGTAGAGTTATAGGTAAGTGTATGATGGGTTCAACATCAAATGCGTTAGACAAAGGTGGATCAAACTTTAAAAAGTTATACAACGATTCTGACGTAACTAAAAGAAATAAGAACGGACAAACTAGTTCAGGTCTTTATTCTTTGTTTATCCCAATGGAGTGGAACTACGAAGGATTCATGGACGAGTATGGTGTCCCGGTATTTAATACTCCTAATAAACCGGTGATAGGTCCTGATGGGAGTGAAATAGATTTAGGTGTTATAGAGCACTGGCAAAACGAGGCTGAAGGTTTAAGAAGTGATCAAGACTCTTTAAACGAATTTTACAGACAGTTCCCAAGAACTGAAGAACATGCGTTTAGAGATGAAACAAAAAATAGTATATTTAACCTAACAAAGATATACGAGCAAATAGATTATAACGAGGAGACTGCA